TCTCCAAGCAACCTAACTTTCCTCTGACAAAGAGGAGCACTGCGGTCTTCTTAAACGTATACTCCTCAGCCTACGTACGGGGTTTGAACAGTACCATGACAGCCGTTCGTACCCCTTCTCAGGTTATGAACTACACGTATCGTCCTGACTACAAGTTCATGGCTATGCCTAAGGAAAAGACAGAGTGTTTCTTTGGTCTTGAGCTGGAGGTTAACTCAAGGATTCCTTGGGACGATGTCTACCGCACAATGACAGAGGTCTTCCCTGTCCAAGAACCATTCATCTTTGCTAAGTCTGACTCCAGTATTAGCGGAGATTTTCTTAACAGTTACGAGATTGTCTCACACCCTATGTCACCCCGGCGTATGCGGGCCGAGTTCAGAATCCTGTTTACCAAACTTGAGAGACTCCTTAAGGAGAAGAACATGGTATGGGAAGAGAACTTTGACATGGTAACTAAGAGTACAGGTATACACGTCCATGTCTCTAAGACAGCGTTCACTCCTTTGTCTCGGACACACATGAAGAAGTTCATGCTCTTATGGAACACTTCAGGCTCGACGGTCTCCTCATTCACGTCTCAACTTGCCTGCCGTGAGACTAAAGGCAACCACTACATCAAACCTGCTGAGAGTTACCGTGGTCGTTCCCTTGCTTGGATGCTTCGGGAAGGTAAGAATAGTGAGCGTTACGCAGCCTGTAACGAGACACGGGAAACTGTTGAGGTCCGTGTCTTTCGTGGTCAACCTTGTCTCAAAGCTGTGTGTCACGCTATCGACACAACAGAAGCTATGCTCAAGTTTACTGAGCAGGCGTCGATGTCTCAACTGAACCGTCGCTTCCCTACCGCTTTCAAGTCTTGGTTGGGTAAACAGAACAAGAACTCTTATCGTTCCTTGAAGGAGACTCTCAAATGTGCTTAATCATAACACGAGAACCTAACGTCACTCTTGACAAAGTGAAGTTTGATACAGCTGTGTTGAACAACCCCGATGGCTGGGGTATCTCTGTGCCTGACATGGAGGGACAGCTCTACACTACACGGAGTGTCACTACTGACAAGGAAGAACTCTATGATCTCTTGCACGGAGAGTTCAAGGGTGACCGCCTACTCCTTCACCTCCGGTACACTACCGCTGGTGACACAGTGTTACGTAACTCTCACCCCTTCCCTGTGCTTGAAATGGGTACGCATGGTGTTGACATGCGTGTAGCACACAATGGGACGCTCACTAAGTGGTCTCCTCCCGTTGCTGGGGCAGGTAGCTGGGAGTCTGACACTCGTCGCTTTGTACGAGGCTATGTGCGTCCCCTTATGGAGCGTATGATTAGGGGGCACTCCAGTGAGGACGTTCTGTCTGACCCCTTCGTCGATACTTTACTCGACAACCAGCTCACCAGTGCGTCTGTCCTTGCGTTCATTGATGGGTATGGCAACACAAGCGTCGTTAATGCTAAGGGTAACGGTGGTTTCACTGACGATGAAGGGACCTACTTTAGCAACAAGTACTCCCATGACCCAGGCCACCGTGTGCCTACCCCTGTGACTCACGGAGGTTCGTACAAGCCTATGGGAAAGAAGACTGGGACGACTACTACTACGGGTCGTCCCGCTACTGGGACGAAGGCTACTGTGGCCAAGAAGTACTTCACTGATTGCGTCACTCAATCCTTTATGGAGAAGTATGAGGTGGATGACCCAGCTGATCTTGCTCTAATGTCGGATGAGACTATCCAAGTACTCGTAGAGGATGAGCCTGAAGATGCTATCCTTCTTATCAAAGAACTCTTGGCTCTGCACTATCGTGAGTGTCGTGCTGTCACCTCTCTGGTAAACAATGGAGCACTTAAAGATAAGCAGATCAAAGACTTACAAGACAAACTTAATGTAAAGGCGGTGCTCTCATGCCCAACCTCCTAACCTTTGAACCTAAGACTAAACCAGAGGAAACAGCTAAGGAATATGCTAACTCTTTCGTTGACTACCTCAATGAAGACGTCTCGTTCTCTAACACACCTGACTTGCCTGTCCTACGGTATGCTAAGATCATCCCTGTCTTTATCTGGGATGAACTCAAGACCTACAAAGGTCTAGCCGAGGCAGCAAACATCACACATGATATGCACGAGACAGATCAGTACCTTGTACACAGTAAGCAGAAGTATCTTCCGTTCATCAATGCCGCTGACAAGCCGGGGTCTCATCACGACATGCTCTTGCCTTCCAGCCCTGAGTGGACTAAGGGTTTCAAGGTTAACCCTATGAAGAACATCCCCACTCGACACTTAGCGGGACGCATCATCCACGTAAACCTTGAGGCTATCCAGTCTCTCGATCGCTACTACTACAACACTTCTTTCCACGTACGTCACAAGGCTTTGTTCTGCCGCCCTCAAGGTGCGCAAGAAGAGCTGAGTGCTTGGCTGTACACTGTGCCCACTCGTAACATCACTAAGTACCTTCCTCATGAGAACACCTACGAGATGCTACGGGGCTTCAGACCTAAGCAGTGCTCAAGTAACATGGGTGGCCCTTACACAAGTACGCACCAACGTCCAACCTAAGGTATATACTCTAGGCACTATACCCTGAGTGTTATACTCTTCTAAACCTTTAAATACTTAGGGTATATACTTAAGGTATAATAAGATAGCAGACTTCTTTTGTAAGTCAAGGAGAAAAGATATGTTTCAAGTAGGAGACGAGGTAAGAAACTATTCCACAATCTACACTGTCGTGGGGGTGGTAGGTAACCGTGTAAGTGTCATTGATGAACAGGGTCAAAACACGGGGGGCACCTTCTCTATGTCTTCGTTTACCCTAGCCAAACCTAGACTAACAGGTATGACACAGTTCCTCAAAGATACGGAGAAGAAGTATGAAACACTTAGCTAAGGTATACTCTGGTGGCTCAGGTACTCTTGTCATGGTCGCCCCCTACGACCTGATGTGTGACGCAGTAAACTTCTGTGACATAAACTCTAGAGCAGGAGACAGGTGTGTGGTGAGAGAGGGGTACGAGTCCTTGACAGGTACCGAAGAGTACACTACTATTGTAACTTGGATAAAAGAAAAGGAGAACAAGTATGTCTGACATGGAACCTACAAGATTAAACACCTACACTATCGAGAGTATAAACCTACGTATCAAGCACGGGGTGACAGCTCAAACACTGCGCGATGAAGGTGTATGGGAGGGGCACATCAGCATGGCTCTGCACCTAGCAGACAAACCTTCTGCTGAAGAGCACCTTGCCTACCAAGAGGAGGGCTAAGATGGACGGAGCGTTGACACCCCTCAGTCTAGACGTATGAAGTATGTCAAAGAGTACACAGCTAACGGTAAGAAAGTATGGCGGTTCAACTGCCCAAAGGATGTAGCTGCTGCTGGGGTTACCAAGTCTCAGACCTTCGAGGATGGACGCATAGCTCGCTTTGAGTTACCACGGTTAGTCCTCCTCGTTGGACAGTACCGCAAGGGTGACATCAAGGAAGGCACGGTGGGTGTGCACTCTCTCATGGTTCACCTGCTCAACCACTATTTACGTACTGATTACTTCAGGCAGCTGGCTGGTTCCTCTCAGAAACAATACGAGTCTGTCTTAGGATTATGTCTCTCCACTAGCGTCGGCAGCAAGACCTTTGGTGACATCAAGGTGACAGAGGTAGACGCTAAGCTATGCCGTGACCTCTACACTAAGTGGACCGAGCAAGGGTCTGTCTCCACAGCTAACACCAAGGCACGTATCTTGTCAGTGTTGTTGAACTACGCAGTGAGCATTGAGCTACTCGTTAACAACCCAATGGCTAAGGTACGGAAGCTGAAGCATGAACCTACCACACGTATATGGACACAAGGAGAGGTAGAGAAGTTGCTTGAGGTAGGGTACCAAGGGTTTGCCCTAAGGAACATCGCCCTGCTAGCTCACATGTGCTATGAGTACGCACAGAGGCCTGTTGATATCTCCCTTCTTACATGGGAGCAGGTAGACTTTGATACTAACTGTATCACTATACGTCAGACTAAGCGTGGTGCTACTGTCCACCTCCCTATTGAAGAACCACTGTGTACCATGCTGTTAACACAACAAGACGAGTGGGGTTTCCAAAAGTATGTCGTCCCTCACCAGACGCCAAGAGGTTCAGTGTACCACCCGATGAGCAGAGCAGAGATGAACACACAGTTTGTTACTCTCCGGGACACAGCAGGACTGCACCCCGATCTACAACTGGGCCTGCTACGTAAGACCGCTATATCGGAGTTGGTTCAGGCTGGAGTTGACGCGGTAGGTATCATGCAAGTTACAGGGCATAAGAGCATACAGAGTTTAAACCCCTACATGGTCAACACCTTAAAAGGTTCTTCGTCAGCGTTGTCAGCAAGGACAGGTAGGAAGACACCTAAGTAATCTTGACTTTATAACAGTCTTACTGTATAACTAGGGAGACCTACTATATAGGAGAACAGTATGGATAGTAAAGTTTGTCTAACATGTAAAGAAGAGTTACCAGTAGACAGTTTCTACACACGCAAGTATTCAAAAGACTCAGGCTCAGTTCCCTTTGGGGAGTGTAAGACGTGCGCTAATGTGAGGGCTACTAAAAATAGAAAGAGCAGACGTGCTAAAAAACCTAAAGAGTTCTACGAAAAGGAACGTAACTACGGTAAGAAACACTACGCAGCTAACAGAGACGTATACAGGAGCCAAAACCTCAAGTCACTTTACGGGATAACACTTGAAGACTGGTACAGAATGTATGAGGAGCAAGACGGTAAGTGTGACATCTGTCAGAAAGACTTCCCTAAGGAAAGACAGAGGTGTAACTCTAAGTCTCTTGCTGTCGATCACTGCCACGACACAGGTAAGGTTAGGTCTTTACTCTGTGTGAACTGCAACATGGCTATCGGAGGTCTACGACACGATGAAAGTTTAGTTAAGAAAGCTCTTGCGTACTTAGTAAAACATAAATAAGGAAAGAACTATGGAAATTATCATCTCTATCATCATCATCTGGCTTACTCTTGGAGCTTTACATCTGCCTCTAACCAAGTACTGGTGGACAGATGTCCTCGACTACACTAAGGAAGACCAGCGTTTTGTTAGATGGGCTGTCCTTCTTGGGCCTTTTGCTTTAATATCAGGTATGATTCTTGTCTTACCTCTCTTTTTAAAACCTCGCTTTGAAGACCGCACTATCATTACAAAGCGGAGAACAAAATGACTGACCTTGATAAGAAAAGACTACTGCTCCTTGCCTCAGGGAGTGCCGACCACAAGAGACACTACTCAAAATACTGTGAGTTGTCACGAGAGGGGTTGACAAGTTGGGCTTTAGGTCATGCGTACCTCACACTGACTGGTCAGCGAGAGTTAGAAAGATTGCAAGGAGAACAAGATGACTAATGTAAAAGATGAAGCTCTGGAAGTATTCATGTTAAATAATACAACAGAAGACACACCCTGCCGCAGCCTTATAACAAAAGCATTCAAAGAGGGATGGAAGGCACGTAAGAAATCTGAGTACGAGGAAACAGAGTACATCCGCAAGGATACCTACGGCGCAGTGGTTGCTGACCTTGAGGAAGTAAGGGAAGAGTTAACCTGGGAATATGACACAGGTCACCTTATAAGATCAGCCGCAGACCGTATCACCGAACAGGCGGCTGAGATTGAACGGCTGCGCGATGCTTTGAACCGCATCGTTTCAGCGTCTGATTATTACTGTAGAGAAAACACCGATCATGAAGCGATGACACTCGCCTATGCCCACAAATCGACAGGACACATCGCCCGCGCCGGTCTCAAGGAGTAATATGAAACAAAGCACACCCCCAATTAAGACACACCGTACCTGCCCCTCGTGTGGTGCAGGGGGTAGCTACTCAGTGTGGGCTAACGGTGCTGGCTATTGCCACTCCTGTGACAAGTCCTCACGAGGCGAAGCTACCCATGAGAAACAAGTAGAACGAAAGGAACCAAGCCCTATGACAACAGACCTAACCCTTAAGTACCACCCTATGCGAGGCGTAGATGGTGACGTAGAGAAGTTCTACGGGGTACAGACAGGTATGTCTGAGAGTGGTGACCCAGTCACCAGAGTATACCCTTACCCTCACCGACCCAAGACACGTATCCTACCCAAAGACTTCTCTAAGAACTATGGGTTTACCAACGATTACCTCTTTGGTATGGACAAGTTTAACGCAGGTAGCTCTAAGTACCTGACGATTACTGAAGGGGAGGAAGATGCTCTTGCTGCTTACCAACTGTTAGGCAAGACTTTCCCTGTTGTATCCCTACCTTCTGCTGGTTCAGTCAAGTCTGTCCTCCAGAATAAAGAAGCATACAACTACATCAAAGCTTTCTCTGCTATCATCCTCGCTACTGATAACGACGAGGCAGGTAACAAGAGTGCAGAGATTCTCCAACGTGCATTCCCAGGACGGTGCTACCGTGTGAACATGTCTACCCACAAGGATGCCTCGGCATACCTACAGGCTGGTCACGGTTCAGACTTCAAGTATGCTTGGATCAATCGTCAGAAGTACGTACCTGACAATGTGTTCAACACGACAGACCAGTTCGAGAAGATTATCCGTGACGACAAAGGCTCTATGTATATCCCAACAGGTATCAAAGACCTTGACTCACGGTTGCTTGGGCTTATGCAGGGTCACTTTACTGTGTTTACTGCACCAGAGGGCGTTGGCAAGCAACTACCGAACACGACCCTTATACCTACACCTACTGGGTTTCAGACTATGGGAGGGTTAAAATTGGGGGATGAGGTTGTAGGTGGTGATGGTAAACCAACTAAAATTACGTACATCACGGAGACACAGCACAACGTACCTTGCTTTGAGCTTACGTTTTCTGACGGCACAACGCAGGTAGCTGGTGGCCCACACAGGTGGGGTGTTGTTAACACTGACGGCAAGTATAAGGTTAAGACTACTGACGAGATTATTGAGGAAGGCGTAACCCGTGGAGACGGTGTAGCATTGTACTCTGTCCCTATCTGTCAACCTCTTGTCCTGCCTACTGCTGATCTAGTCCTCGATCCTTACTCATTTGGACTTTGGCTTGGGGATGGAAACTCCTGCAGCCGTGGTATTACAGTGGGGTACACTGACCGAGAAGTCTTTGAGACTCTTACTGATGTTGAAAGATGTGTAGAGTATCCAGCAGGTGTGACTTACTACTTGAATACACTAAGCCATAAAGACCTTGTGTCTGAAGGAGTCTTAAAGAATAAACATATCCCAGAGGACTACCTTCGGGGTTCTATTGAACAACGTACCCGTCTATTGCACGGTATGATGGATAGCGACGGGGGCACACAGGGTTCTGGTTGTGAGTTCTATACTTCAAGTGCCCAGCTACGGGATGACTTCCTTGAGCTTGCCCGTAGTCTTGGCTACAAGTGTCGAGTACGTTCTAAGCAGAGTAAACTGTACGGTGTCCCTAAGAAGATAGCATACACTGTTTGGTTCTTAGCTCACGGTGATCGACCCATCTTTAAGTATCCCCGTAAACAGGATAAGGTTGTCTACTGTAAGACACGACGAGCAACACACAAGACTATCCGAAGCATTGTACCTGTGGAATCAGTACCTTCACGTTGCTTGACAGTTGACAATGAGGATCACTTGTTCCTCTGTGGTGAGGCCTATACTGTGACGCATAACACAGAGCTTATGCGTAAGCTGGAGTATAACCTCTTGGCTAACCACCCTACTATTCCTATCGCTATCATGCACCTTGAGGAAACAAAGAAGCGTAGTCTCCTAGGTCTTGCATCATATTTCTTAAACAAAGATGTGACACTACAGGACACAGAGACAATCACTAACGATAGGGGTGACGAGGAGATTGTATACCTCCCGAGTTACAAGGGTACCTCAGAGGACGAAGTGCTACAGGCTATCAAAGAGTTTACTGATCGTGAAAACTTCTATCAGTTTACCCTAAGTGTAGACGATGACCCTATGTCTATCCTCGAACAGATCAGGTACTTTGCTGAGGTGTGTGGCTGTCGGTACGTGTTCTTTGAACCTATCCAAGACCTAGCCTACTCACGGCAGAGTGAATCAAGTATCGAGGGATGGCTCAGTGAGCTGTCTACTAAGCTTGCCCGTCTTGCCACTGAGCTAGGGGTAGGTATCGTGTCTATTGCTCACGAGAATGACGATGGGCAGATACGTGACTGCCGTATGATTGGTAAGCGAGCCAGTGTTGTCATCAAGTTAAGCCGTGATAAGCTTGCCGCTGATGAGGAGACTAAGAACACAACACAGCTTCTTGTAGATAAGAACCGACCCGTCGGGCCAACAGGCTTCGGAGGTATGCTAGA